CGAGTGCTCTTCGATCTTCTTTTGCCAATATTCCTCGCGCAGGGTTTTGTTCTTCTCGCTGCGCTCCGCGATATCGGCAAGCTTGCCGGATATATAATCGAGCAGCCGGACGACGCCCTGCAAATTGCCCATCAACTCGGTCTTGATGACGTTGCTGACCCGCGTCCAGTTCTGATCGATGTTGGTCGTGACCTTATTGAATTCTCTGGCGGCGTCGATGCGCTGCTGCCACATGCGCTTTTCTTCGTCGCTCAAGCGCGAGAATTTCTCCATCAACTGCACGAGATCGGGAGCGCCGAACGCTTCGAGGTAGCTGCGCCGGGCCTGTGCGCCGCGCGCGGCTGCCGCATCCGCGCTCGCGCCCAAGCGGCGCTGATGCGCCTCCATGTTGGCGGCGATGTTGTCAGCGTTTTCCTTCACCTGGTTGGCGAATTCGGCGAAGTCAGCGCGGCTCATTCCGGCGAGCGATCGTTCCATCGCTTCCTGCTGCGACGGGTCCATGCCGGCGCCGACCATCAGGCGCCGCCGAAGCTCGCTGTTCTGACGCGTGAGGTTGCCCATCGCGTCCGCGAGCCCGGCGAGATTTCTGGCGGCGACTTCGGCCGAAAGTCCCGAGCGTTGAAGCGTCTCGGACATGTTGCGGAACTGCGCAGCATTGATGCCGGTCTGTTTCGCCGCCGCGTCCATCGCCACCAACTCGCGGGCGAATTGCTGTGCCGTCTTCATGGCCTGATCGAACGCGTATCCGAGTCCGATCACTGCCGCCGTAACGCCGCCAACGCCCCGCACCAGCGGCAGCAGCTTCTCCGTCGTCTTGCCGAGTGCTTCGCCGACCGGCCCGAACGTCTTCGCCAATTCCTTGGCTTGGTTGTTCAGCTTGTCGAGTGCCTGTGAATGCTGACCGCCGCCGATCTGCTGGACTTCTTGGCGCAGCCGTTGCAGCCCGGCAGTCGCGTTGTCGACGAGCGTGACCTGTAGCCGGAGTTCTTCGAATTCAGTCGCCATCGGAGTCCCGTTGCGCGCACAATTGCGCTACTTGCTGCGTGCGCGTCATGTGCAGTCGCACTTGCGAGATCGGCATGACCAGGAAAACCTCGGGGGATTGCCGGTACCAGCGGGCCAGCCAGTAGCAGTCGAGAATGATGTCGTCGGTGTTCTCGCCTACCAAGCCGCCAGTTCCGGGAGAAAAAAACCGCGCAACCGATATGCGCAGGAATTCCAATCGCGCGGGTCCATGCGCTCGACGTTTGGCGACAGGATGCCGGACAGCGTTGCAATCACCAGCGTCATCTTGCGTTCGTCAATCTGCACGTCGCCAAACTGATCGATACGACAGGGGTTGCCGCATCGGTTGATGTCACCGGCGGTTGGCTCGCGAAAGGTGATCTCGTGCACCTCTTCGTTCTTGTTGCTGCGGATCGCACGATGCAGCAGCTTGACCTTGATCGGCCATTCGTCCGCGAGGTCGTCGAGTGCTGGCGCCGCCTCGGTCGTATCCTCGACCGTTGGCACCGCCGGACGCGGCGCTTGGCGCTCGTCTGTAACGAAGCCCTCGCGTTTGATCGGCTTGTTCATGAAGCGTCACCCTCCAAGCGTGATCTCTTCGCAGAAGAGCCCTTCCCAACGCACACGCGCTTGCCCGTCGCGCGTGTTGGCTTCGAAGCCCGCTTTGCACGACGCGCTGGTGAGCGTGTATTGCTTGCCATTGGCAAGCTGCGCGATGACCGTGACGTCGGTCTGCGCCTCCAGATCTTCGAGGTTGAGATCTGGCACCGTCGAAATATCGCCTTCGATGTAGGGGACGCGGGGAAGCTCCTGGTAGCCGTGCACGCGATCCTGTCCGGCGATCATCGTGCGCTCGACGCTGCTTGGCGACACGGTGAAGTTGCCGCGCAACGCCATTTGACTCCCATCGACCATCAAGAAGGCGATGCCTGCGAACCGTTCTGCCATGGTGATGACTCCTGCCTACGTGTGGATGGTGGCCGTCACTGCGGGGGCAACGTGCCGGTGACCCCGATCTGGCCGATTTGCTGGCCGATGATCTCGACGTCGAGCCCACGGTTGTATTGGAGGCGGAACTGCGCAAGCACGGCGAAGATGCGCAGTTGATTGATGAGGTCCGGCGGATAGAGCACGTTGACCCGGTTCGGGTCGTTCGGGTCGCGCTCGACCAGCAGGTTGGCCTTGAAGGCACGCGTGTTCTCGACAAGGCCGTCGAATTCGTCCTGTCGATATTGCGCGATCAGTTCGCCCTTGATGATGCCGGGCGTGACGACGGCCTGCCCGGGTCCAAAGCGCGTCCCATCGTCGGCGAGCTTGTGGCGCGGGAATTTCGAGGTGATCGCCTGGCGCTGGTTGCGCAAGAGCTTCGCCAGCGTCGCGAGCGTCGTGACGAGCTCGTAGGCGTCGTCCTCCTGGCCGTAGAGGTTCAACTGATAGAGCGTCTGCTCGCGAGCGATCATCGGCTGCCTGTCGCTGCCGGCTTTCTGGATCGCGATGCCGTTTTCGGCGAGCGCGTTGAGTTCGCTGAAGTTGAAGCGATCTTGCAGCGGCGCGCATTTGATCTGGTTGAGCGAGAGTGTTTGCAGCGGACGCGCCGGATCGTTGACGAGCGCGCGCTGTGCCTTTGCCGCATAGGCCGCCGACCACTCATAGGCGGGGGAGGGACTCGCCACCTCGAATCCCATGACCGAGATCACGGCCGAGTTCTGCGTGTTGCCGAACGTGATGAGATCGGGATACGCGCCGCGCTTTGCCGAGAAAACGTGGCCGAAATGCTCGCGCATCCAACCCCAACGCCCCTGGTCGGTGAAGCCGTATTCCTGATCCCAGGCAAACAGCGAAGTGGAATCCGTGAATGGCATCGCCACGTACTCGAATTCCTGCTCGCCCATGTTGGAGATGGCCTGGGTGAAATCGGGGACGCCGGTGCCGCCGGTCAGAAGGCCGGTCGCCGGCAGCGTCAACGTCAACCCGGGCGGCAGTGTCTCGCCGCCAACGGTCCCGTAGTAGTTGAGGCTGACGGTGATCTCGTTCCCGCCCACTCCTTTCCACAGGCAGGTCAACGTGACACTGCCCATAGCCGCCGCCGCCTGCACCGGTAGGTCGAAGTTGTCGTTGATGGCGTCGGAAATCGCACTCGCGATCTGATCTTCCGTATCGGTCGCGCCGATGTTCACCGGAATGTGCTCGCCGCCGATATAGAGGTGGATCGTCCCGGCCTGGGTCGGCGCCGCCGTGACCTGGATGGAGCCCGTCGCCGCGACTGCGCCGGTCGGCTCACCGACCGGCAGGCCCCACACTTCGTTCGCAACGTTGTTGGCGTAGAACGCCTTGAACATGCGCGACAGTTCGGAGCCTTGCCCGAAATGCGCGTCGGCCTGCGCCTGCGAGCCGATCGCAATCGGGACGTCGGGTAGCGCATTGCCGGGCGCGACCATGGTGCCGACGAGCAGCGCGCGAAGGCCGAGTTGCGGCAGTCCGGCCTTCGACGGATCGACTTCGACCCAATAGAGCGGGACCTTGATGTTGGCGGGAATTTGCGAAAACGAGATGGGCATGACGTCCTCCTTTCTTTAGGCGGCCTCACCACCATGGTCACCGTGGCGCACGCGGCGGTGCGCGTGCGCGTGCGCCCTGTCGTCGACGACCTTCACCGAGCCGTCCTTGATGCGCCGTTGGGTGAATTGGTCGAGCGGCCACTTGGCAGCGCCGCTCTCTGGAAAGCGCGTGCCATTCGGGTGCTTGATGAATTTGCGGTACTCGTCGGAGGTTGGCTCGACCAGTACGATCGGCACGTGCGGCAACCGGCTCCGCAGATTTTCAGCCCGCGCGGCGATTCGCTTCTGCCGCTCGGTCGGCTCGCTGGTGGTCATGTTGCTTTCTCCTTTGCGGGCGTGAATTCGTATTCGCTGATGATGCGTTGCACCTGATCGGCGGGCGGCACGGTGCCGTCGCCAGCAAGCGGAACGGTTTCGACGTGGATGTGCGTGAGGTCGTCAGTGACGAGCGCCGCGAATTCGCAGCGATAAACGAGCCACGCGTCGTATTGCATTTCGGCCCAGGGCGTTTCGTTGTTGAGGCCCGCAAT